TTGGTAGACAGAGTGGAAAGCACCACGGTGCCGGTGGCGTTGGGCAGCGTGATCGTCCTGTCCGCCGTCGGATCGATTACGGTAAGCGAGGTCTCGTAGGCGTCCGCCGTTGCGCCCTCAAAGACCAGGGCGTTTGACGCGCCTGTAACAGAATTCGCCGCATCCGGGGCGTTGGTGGACAGGGTAGAAAGCATCACCGTACCGCTGGCGTCCGCCAGGGTTACTGTTCTGTCCGCCGTGGGATCCGTCACGGCGATCGACGTTTCATATTCGTCCGCCGTTGCGCCCTCAAATACCAGAGGCGTCGCCCCGGAAAGCGTTCCCAAAACCGTCAGAGAGGAGCTGTCAAAGTAATTTTGAAAATTTACCAAGTACGTCGTGGCTGAAATCGCCTGGCCGACCTGCTGGCTATACGACGGGGACGACTGTGTCACCGCGCCGGCAGTCTCCGAGAGATACCCCGGAGCCCCCTCGGAGAGCGCAGTCCATCCGGAGAGACTACCGACCACGATGATTTCAACCGTAGCGCCGGTCGCCCCACCCTTGCCGACGATCCCGATCGCGGGCCGCAGGGCGGCATCGTTGGCGTCGGCCTTATACGCTTTGCCGTCGGCATCCTTGAGCATAACCACGTTGCCCGTGGCCAGGGTTTCCGCCGCGACTGCGGAGAACCGCAGAACGGCCTGCTTGACGCTGTAGGCCGCAAATGCGTCCGTCGTCACAAATACCAGGGCGACTAAAAGCAGAAGCGCGGCCATGAACTTTTGACCTATATTTTTCCTCATTTGTAACCTCCTGTTTTAGTTTTGGTTTCGTTCGGCCATTCAGAGGCCTGTTTTTTATTTCCCGGTGGCGGGGACATGATGCGATCCCGCAAGGCGGGCTTCCGCATCATGTCCCCGATCGTGCCGTGGATGGGGTCACGATGCGGCATCGTGTCCCCATATCGTTATCCGCCCGCGACGACCGACTTGTCGAAGCCGCGGTAGTCCGCAATTTCCCACTCATACTCATGCCGCTGTTTGTACTGGATTTTGTCCGCTACAAACATCTGACCGACGAGCGGGTTGTCGGCCACAAACAGCTCCGGGACTTCCTGGCCGTTCAGGAACGCGACCTCCAGGAGCTCCACCTCGGCCGGGTTGCCGATCAGGCCCCAGTCGGTGGTATCCGTGGCGCTCTTATTCACCAGGATGTTCTCGTGGTTGGCGCCGAAAAGCCCTGCATGGGAGTTCGGCGCAGCCGCGCCGGGCCAACTGGAATTGAGCAGCCTTGCCGTTTCCAGGAGGGCGCGGGGCACCCAGATCTTGGCCGGCTCCAGGCAGAGACATTTGCCGCTGTCCTTTTCGGTCTGGTTGAACATGGCCACCAGGCGGTTGGTCAGCGTCGTCACCCCGGTTGCATCGGCGGTGAGGGCCACCGAGCCGAGGTTCCCATGCGAGGCGTCGAACAGCGCCGTGGAGTCGCCCTTATACGTGGCGTTGCTGTTGATTTTCGCCCAGCCGCGTTCCGCAAAGGTGCGCTTGGCCGCCCGGCCCAGCCGTGAGACCAGAACCTGGACGCTCTTGAGGTCGTCGTTTATGATCACCTTCCGGTTGACCGTCAGGATGATGCCCTTCTGGTTCAGCGCGTAGGAGATCTCCTCGTCGTTCGCCATCGTGATCTCCGCGTAGTCTCCGGACTCGGGATCTACATCCGGGAGATCGCCGAAATAGCCGACGTTGATGGATTCCATCGTTTTAAAATCCTTGGCGTTCCGCTTGTAGCTGATCAGGGCCTGCTCGCCATAATCGACGGCGCGGTAGTCCTGAATCAATCTCCGGTACATGGAGTTTCCGAGGACATAGGTGAAGGATGCGGTGCTGTACGCGGCCGGCATCCTCATCATCTGCATCATCGCCTCGCCTATTTTCAGCCCGTTCTGGGTGGGCACGCCGCGCACATCGGTGTCGCCGGTGAGGTGCACGTAGGCGGCGCGAAGCGAGGTAAGCGCCGCGACGTCCTTGAACTTCTCGTCCACCGTGACGCCCATGAGCTTGTCAAAGGCCGCCTGGAGCTTTTCGGGCTCCTCCGCCCCGACGCGTACGCCGCCGGCGCCGGAAACGATTCCCGCCCCGGTGAGCTTGTCGAGATATTCCTTCTCGTCGTTCACTGCAGCCTGGAGCGCCGTGACGTCAAAGACCTTGCCGTCAAACTGCTTTTTGACCCGAGCCTGAGAGAGATCCGGCAGGCCGCTTTCGCGCAACTCGTCTTTCAGGGTGAGCCCGCATGCGGTAATCCTGGACTGCTCCAGGAGCTGACGCATCTCCGCCCCGCCCGCATCGCCTGCGGCCTTCACCGCCGCCTGGATGCGCTGGTCGAGGTCCTTCGTGTCCTTCGTGTCGCCGGTTGCCGACGCCAGCAGGGCGATCACCTCGTCTTCGGTGATCGTCTTGTCCGTGATTTTTGCCTCGATCGACTTGTAGAGATCGGCGCTTTTCGTCTTCAAGGCTGCCAAAAGTTTCTCCAACATACCTTCCTCCTTCCGGCCCGCCTGATAGGCAGCGGCCATTCTCAAAATCTTCCCCCCCGCAATGGGGTCATAGACAACGTCCACGCTGTCCACCCTGACGATCTTTTCCACTCTCTTCGGATTCGTGCCCGGCATTGTGGCCGCCAGCACGTCGTGGGAGAGCCCCACGATATCTTTCTTCCCGCGAGCCCAGGCGTCGCCGATCATGTCCTTCAGCCAGGCGGCGCTTTTGAGGATATTGAGCGTGCCCTCCAGCCCCGTGGCATTGGCCGCGACGTCGGACATCCAGCCCACCAGATCCCGGACGGATTTTCCGTAAGGATTCGCCGGGTTGTCATGCTGCGCCTGGGACAGCGCAAACACCCGGGAGCCCTCGTAAAGAGGCGCCGCCGCCGTGAGCACGGCGAGCGGATAGTCGGCGATTTTCTGTTTGTCGATCCCGGCTTCGTTGATCTGCACCCGCCAGCGGGAGCCGTAATCGGCGTCGGTCGTTTCGCCCACCGCTGCCGATAATTGAGCCGCCGCCTGGACCTTGATGTAATCGACCTGCTTGCGCACCTCCACCGACGTTCCCAGCACGATCTTGCTATCGACGATTGCGTAAGGGACCTCATATGTTTTGTCGTCGTCTCCGGACGCGATGCAGCGATCGTCGTAAACGTCCACAATCCACCCGCCGCCCTTCTGCGGATAGGCTGCCGTGAGCGCCGGGCAGAGCATCTTCTTGATCTCCGCATGGCTGAATCCCGCCGCGGTGAGCCGATCGGCGTCATCCGTTCCCGCGGCCAGCAGCCGTGTTAAATCCTTCCAGGTAGGGAACCGGGTGCAGTTTACACCCTCCCCCACCACGAGCACCCGTGTCAGCGTTTTCCTGGACATCTACTCCTCCTTCCCGGCCTTCGCGCCCTTCACGGGGGCCTTCTGGATCACATGCTTCCGGCCGTTTTTCGTGACGACGACGAAGGTGTCGCCCTTGTCGGCCTGCGCGAGCAGGTCCTCGATGGTGAGAGGCCGTTCCTGGGGAACGTATTTCTTTTTCCCGTCCTCGCCCTTGGCTGTTTTGACCGTCCGGAAAACCAATCCTTCGAGGTGTTTCTGTTCTACTTTTGCCATGATGTATGCCTCCTTTTTTTGTTTGATTCTCACGCCCAGTTGGCGTGATACGGTACATGGTCGCAGCCGCAATTGATCGTCTCCCCGATGGGCGCGGCCGGGTCCCGGGGGAACATCATCGACACGCCGCCGACGTTAAACGGCTCACCGACCGGTCGGAGTTGCCCGTCAATGGCGACATGAGTCGGGCGCGCCTTCATCGGGTGCCCCGCGTGAACCCACTTCTTTTTAAGCCCTTCCACATGCTCTGCCGCTTGCTCCATCCGGAGCTGGGCCGCCTCTGAAAACGCCCGGCCCATCTCTGTCTTCGTAATTGTCTCCGCGCGCAGCGAGATGGATGCGAACCGGCCTTCATCGATGTTTTTACCGATCGCCGTGGCCACCTCCTGCGGCGTTTTCCCGCCGAGGATCCCGAGGGAGATTTCGCCCCGGATCTGATCCCAGGCAGCGGCGGAAACGCCGTCGATCTTGTGAAACGTGAAGCTCTTCATCGTCTCCAGCACCGAGGTGGAAAGGTAGAATCCCGAATAGATTCCGCCCGCCGCCAGCGGCGCATCCACCAGGGCCTGCCCCATGCCCCAGGATTCGGTTAGAAGCGCGCCCTCGCTCGTCTTTGTTTTTGCCGTAAAGGCCGCCATCTGGTTTTCAATGGCGTAGAGATACTGCCTAAGCGAATAGGCGTCCCAGGAGCCAAGGGCGGCCTTGCCGAGCTCGCCCATCACCTGGCTATGCAGCTCCGTCAAGAGGTCGCGCACCGTCTCCGTGCCCGTCCGGATCGCCAGGTCTTTTTCCCGGATGATCCGTTTTATTTCGCTATTGACCGTTGGCATTCGCACCCTGCCCCATGTCGCCCATTCCGCCCGATTTGGCCGGACTGCCCGGCTTGCCCGTGTAATCCTCGTAACCCGCCATGTCTTTCTTCTCCTTCAGCGTGCTGACGACCGCGTCCAGATCCAGATCGATGCCGATGAAGCCCATCGTGACGCCGAAGACCTTGCGGGCGGTGTCTTTATCGATCCAGCCCTGCGTCTCGGCTCCGATCAACGCCGCGGCGATCTGCTGGACCGCCGAGCCGAACTTGCTGACATCTTTGGAATCGAGCTCCGGCGTAATCACGGAAAAAGCCTTTGCCTGGTCATCGGTGATTCGCGCATAGCCCGCCTGGCGCGCCTTCCGAATCGCATGGGTGAACATATCCTCCAGCATGTATTTGACGACCTTCTGCCGCATCGAGAGCATCTTGAAGATCGGCGCGCCCATCTCGCCGGCCGTCGCGCGGTTCACGTCGCCGCCGCCGCCGTACCAGTGTTCCGGGATGCTGCGGCTGCCGAGGATGTGGTTGCGAAGAAGCCTTGCCCCCTCCGCGACATCAACGGCATTGAGATCCGGAGTAACGGCGTAATTTTGTCGTTGTGGCCATACACGCTGCCGGATTTCTTTGTGAATTTCTTGACCTGCGCATCGATGTCCGCCGTGTCGGCGCTATCCACCTTGAGATCCCAGACGAACGAATTCAGGAGCGGCCACTTGTCGGCATAATCAAAAAGGAATTGCTCATAGGCGTCCAGCCAGTCGGCCACCCGGATCAGGTCGCTGCGCCCTCGGGGGGAGTTCGTCACGTTGTTGATCGCATGATAAAAGCACTCGCCGTCGGTAAACGATTCGCGCAGGGCCTTGCCCTTCGGCGAGATCACATATTCCGCCTCGTCCGGCAGGATGGTCTTATATTTTCGCCCGGTGCCGTCCTGCGTATCCTTCAGGGTGACGCCGATGATCATTTTCACATTCTCGGGATCCGTGACGACCTGGTTGATCTGAGCGGGGTCGATGTAGCCAAGGTAGAGCCTGCCGGTCTGTTTCGCGGTGATCGCCGGGAACATCAGTTCGCCGAAAATGCCCAGCTCTCCGACATGCTTCGGAAAGTAGAGGCTCATCCGATTGACGGGGTTATCCCAAAAATCATCGAGGATTTTCTTGACGTCCGGATCGTCGGCCTCGTAGGGAAGCCCTTCGCCCAGCACAAACGCGACCATCAGATCGATCATCCAGCCCGCCATCGGGTTGGTTTCCCAGAGCCAGTAGGCGATCTCGATCATCCGCTCCTGCGTGGTGGAGACCAATTCCCGCTCGGAATTCCCGGTGAGCTTCCGCCAGCCGATATCCTCCTCGCGGCTCAGGGCGGCAGCCGGCAGCCGCTCGGCCACCTTCGCCTCGATGACATCGCCGAAAAACCGCTCGATGGCGCGATCTTTCCAGGTCGTCGCGGGGGAGGGTGTAAGGGCCGCTTTCGGCGTTTGTGTGATTCGCTTCATCGGACACCCCCCCGATATGCCGTTCTGAGGCCGCTTGACATGTTTATAAACAATGTCAAGGAACCCATGCGGTAGAAGAGCCGTCCGGACACGAAAATCGATTGTGGCTCAAATTTGGGCATACTTTTCTCCAAACGCGCCTCGGTCATGCCGCCCTCCTGAAAAGCCGTCCTAAAAACCGCCCGCTGCGCTCGGCGTGATAGTCGCCCTTATCGGGTTCGCTGCTCGCCCCGGCTGCTTTTACGAGGCCGCCCTGCAGTTTGCTGATCGACATCTCCGCCGCATCCGGCCCGTCGTCATGGACCGTCGGGACGAAGATGTAGACGAACTGCTCGACCAGGATCGACTGGTCGCTGTGGTTCTTCTCGAAGAGGATCTTCTTATGCTCCCAGAGATACGAGCAGGTGCCGACGATCCGGGCGATCTTGTTGGCGCTGTGCTGGATCGGCGCCCAGGGCAGGAAGCGGCTGTTCTCCTTGGCGTAGTTATTGATCGCCTCGTGGAGAAAATCCTTGAACATGTTCTCCTCGATGCAGACCGGCCCGGGATACAGATCGTGCTGCTGATAGGCGGCGGCGAACATCTCGCCGATCGACCGGCGCTTGATCCAGGCGTGCATGCAGGGGAAGACCATGTTCTCGGGGTCCATGCCGAAGGTGATCACCGACCGGAAGTCGCTTCCCTTGGTAGCGGTGCCGGACGGATCCACTGCTGTGCAGAAAATCAACTTGCGGTTGATTACTTCGATCCGCTCGAAATATGCGGCCTGTTCCACCGGGAAGGGCGAGTCGTCCACGCCGACGCGATTCCGGTATTCCTTGTTGAAGGTATAGGAGCCCACGTCGTGCTTCTTTTTGATGATCCTCTCCATCGGCCAGGCGGCCGGCCAGAGGGATCGCTCGTTGGGTGTGCCCTCATCCAGGATCAGGTCGTACACCTTGGATATGTAGCGTGGTAGTCCCTCTTCATCCTGATCGGCGATGAGTTGGGAGATGGCGGAGAGCGGGGAGAAGAGGTTCCCGACCATGATCGCCGAGTATCCTTTGCCCAGCGAGCCGAGCACGGCGCCGCGAATCCAGTTCTTGATCTTCTTCGTCGTGTCCGGGTTCTCGACGGTCTCGTCGTTCTCCATGTCGTCGAAGGTCACCATGTCCGGACGGTGCTGCCGGTGCCTGATGCCGCGTACCTTATCCTTGCGCCCCCGGGCCAGGACCTTGACTCCGTTGGTCGTCTCAAACTCGTCGTCGCTCCAGTTCTTCGTCTTGAGCGCGCCGAAGTCGTGCTTGAGGCGCGGGTTCTCCTCCAACTCCAGTTTGATTTGGAGGGTGAAAGCGGCGGCTTGTTCGTGGGTATCGGAGCAGAGCCAGATGAATTTCTTGAGCCCATATGCGATCTTGTGGACCGGGTTCCCCAGGGAGAAGAAGGTTGACTTGGCCAGTTCCCTGGGGGCGCCGACCAGGGCGAGCTGATCCTGCAGCTCGGTGATCTCCTGCCATTCGCTGTGGCAATCGGCGAAGGCGGCGCTGAAGTAATGCGGCAGATAGGTGGCAAAGAAATAGAGCAGATCCGTCCGGCCCCGCTCCTTGCGGGCGGCCTGTTTCGCGGGGGTGTCGTGTTCGAACGGAGAAACGGATTCGCGGATCCACTTCTTCAGCTCCTCGACCTGTTTGTCGAACTGCCCCTCGGTCAGGATCGGCCGTTTACGCATTGCTGCCATTCATGCACTCCGATTTGAACCGCATCGTCATCGCGTCAAAGTCCGCCGCCAGGGTCTTGAGCCCCTCCGGATCGGTCTCCCGCAGCCACGAAACCATCCATTGCACGTTCTCCAGGAAGACCTTGGCTTTGTCGTATCCGGACCCCTGGCCTTCGACCGTTTTGAATCTCACCACCAATGAGCCGAGCTTGGTAAGATTGTCGAGGCTCGCCCCACCAATCGCGCCCGGCTGCCGTTCCTCGGCAAACGTCAGCTCGCGATCCAGGAGCGCCTCCATCCGGAGGCCGAACGCCGCTTTCCGCGAACGGGCTTTGTCCCACTCGTCAAACTCCTCATCGGGCTTCTTTGTCTGCGCCTTCCAGGCGGATAGCGTCTGGCGGGAGACATTCAGGGCGGCCTCGATGGCGGTGAGGCTTTGCCCGTCGATGTACATCTGCCGGGCCACGGCCTCCAACTGTGTGCGCGCTCCCTTTTCGGCCATTACGTCAGCTCCGCTTCCAACCGGGAGATCTCCTCGATGGCGACTGCCAACTCGCCCCACTTGAACTTGAGCTCGTCAAACTGTGCGTCCGCCTCGCCGATGGGCAAATCCTCGGGCTTTTTCAGGCTGCAATCCAGGTTGATGCAGATGATCCTGGCGAGGCTCTCGATCTCCCCGCGGAGACGTTTAGCGGCATACTCTTGGTTGATCTTCCGTGTTCGCCGCATTTCGTTTTGAATGCTCATCCTGTCTCCTTCTGCCGTAGGCTCATCCGGGCGCTCATGTTCGCAGTGAGCAGTTGGTGGCATGGGGTCTTGGTTTTTAGATACGTCGTCAGCTCCGTCGTCGCGGCGGTGGCGAGCCGGATCGTGTCCGCCTGCTGATCAGCTACCTGCTCGTACTTTTCGACCAGTCTGACATTTGTCTCGTACATTTTAAGCGCGGCCTCTTGCCGCTTTTCCATTGCTCGCGATATGAAAAACATGAAAATGTAGGGGCCTAAGACGACAATCAGCAGGAGCGTTCCGATCGGAAGGGTTCCGATCTGGCCGATTAGTTCCGAAACTTTCGCGAGTACTGAGATCTGGTCAGGCGTCATCAGGCATTTTCTTTCCCTATAGAATTTTGACGGGTTCCTTGAAGATACCCAAACCTGGCATATCCGCCGGCGTCGGCGCATCGCCCTCGATGCCGTAGCAAATTCCGCAGTACTCTGAGCAGAAGAGCGCCCGGGCGTCCGTGGAGACGCGGCCGAAAATCTGGCGGACGATGGAGCCATAATCGTAGGGGATGCCGATCATCGCCAGCGCCTTCTCCCCGATGCCCTGCCGCTTATCCTTCCAGTCGTCTTTGAGCGGGAGCCACCAGAGCTCGCCGTCGAACTGTTCGATCCGGCGGGAGAGCAGGTTCAGCACCGTCCCGTGCTCCAGCGCCTCGGTCGTATAGCGCCGCCGCTCCAGCCCCTCGTATTCCGCCAGGCGCAGCACCAGGGACGAATGGTTGACCTGCGCCTTTGTGCGCCACCGGATCAGGGCGCCGATCATCGAATTTGACTTCCATTGAAGGAGATCCCCGGTCTTCATCTGATCCCGGACGGCGTTGTATTTGGTCAGGTCGTTCACGCATCCCTCCATTGGACGTGCGGGATATCGGCCTTCTTCCACCGGCCGCCCCACTCCAGGCCGCACTCGCCGGCGATCCGGCCGAACTCTTCCCAGTCCGGGATATGATCCCCGTCCGTGTCGACCTTGATGTCCGTGCAGTATTTGCCCTCGCGATTGATGAAGTAATCGACGGCCTCGTGGTCGGTATGGACGGAAAGTGCCCTCCATGTAACCCGGTGTTTGTTTTCTTCTTCCGTGATGGGCGCAAGGCCCGCGGCCTGGTACGTTTTGTTGACGGCGGCCAGGGGATACCGCCCCCGTTCCCAGAGGGCGTTCTGCTCGGGCTGGGAACGGTACGTGCAGGAACGTTTGAATACGCCGGGGACGGCGGCTTCGAGTCTCTCCTCGAGGAGCCGGATTTTCTCCTGCATTCGGGGCGTGAGGTCTTCGATCTTTCTGCTGGCCATCTGCGGTTCCTTTTGGTGCCTCCCCCGGGGGAGGTGAATGACCCGGGGGAGGCGGGCAATAACTGGCGGGT